GGCATTGGACAACATCAAGGCGCAAATCATCAAGCACTACCAACGCATATCCGACCGTGAAGCGTTCGTAACTGCAGAAATGGTGCGCAATGCCTATCAGGGCATCGGAAGCGAGTACGAGACATTGCTCAAAGCATTCGACCGTGAAAACGAGGTGTTCAAGAAACGTGTTGGCAAGGACAGGGTTATGGCAACCTACCGTTCACGGGTGGTGGCGAGAAACCATGTGGCAGCGTTCATCAAGTCTTTCTACAGACGGACGGACATGTCCATGCTGGAGATTACGCCCGACTTCATCAAGGAGTTTGCCGCCTACCTCTCAACGGAAGCGGGACTGCACAACGGGACGATATGGGAAAAGTGCATGTGGCTGAAAGGCGTTGTCATGCGTGCGCACTTCAACGGTCTGATACCGAGAAATCCGTTCGCCCAATTCCACATCAGCCCGAATGTAAAGGAACGTGAATACCTAACGGAAGACGAACTGAAAGCGTTGATGACGCACGAGTTCGGGGATGCCAAGCTGTCCTATATCCGTGATATTTTCGTTTTCGCCAGCTTCACCGCCCTCTCTTTCGTGGACATCAAGGAACTGACCTATGACAATATCGTGGAAGTGAACGGTGAGAAGTGGATATTATCCAAACGGCACAAGACAAAAGTGCCGTTCCAAGTGAAACTGCTGGATATACCCTTGCAGATAATAGAGCGTTACCGTCCTTTGCAAGAGAATAATCTCGTGTTCCCCAATCTCAACTACTGGTCTATCTGCAAACCACTGAAAAAGGTGATGAAAGAGTGCGGGATAACAAAGGACATATCGTTTCATTGTGCCAGACATGGCTTTGCAACGTTGGCTTTGAGCATGGGTATGCCTATTGAGAGCGTGAGCCGTGTTTTGGGACACACGAACATAGTCACGACCCAAATCTACGCAAAAATCACAACGCAGAAGCTGGATAGCGACCTTACCTTGTTCGGCAACAGGCTGAACCAATCGTTTAACAACGTATCAATGGCAGGACAATGAAAAGGAATATCATCGAAATCACGGAACACGGTACAGTAACTATACCGAATGAAATTGTATGGATGAGCGAAGAGGAACTTGTCAGCCTGTTCGGTGTTATCGCTCCATCTGTCCGTGCAGCAATTAAAACAGTATATAAAAACGAAATACTGAAAGAGTATGAGGTGCAACGATATATCCGCATATCGGACAAAATCAGTGTGGATGTTTACAGCCTTGAAATGGTTATCGCCCTCGCTTTCCGCATCCGTTCATACGGAGCGGAACGGGTGCGCAATGCTATACTTGAAAGGCTGTACTTGCGAAAAGAGAAAACAAGCATCTTCTTTTCGCTATGTAATAGCATAAAATCATCTGAATATCAAGCGTAAAGTGTATTGGTATGACAACATGAAGTAATGAAACCGATGCGTATTCCCATTGCCGACAATGTATCCATATATATAATTGAGTAGGCGTATTGTCATTCATTTACAGGAATGTGGCAATCCCGAAGAAGCACCCCTCTATGACGGTTGTTTCTTCGGGATTTTTATTGCCATATTCTCCGATATGCTGCAAGTTTTTCATTCCGTGTGTTTTTTGCGCCATTCTGCTGTGATTTGTGTATCAAGGTTTCAAGCAACCCTCTCTAACTTTGCACACGATTATTTATCAACCATTTAAGCGTATGAACAATGAGTAAATCGGACATCTGCAAGGAGGAGTTTATCCGAGTGGGTACGACCCTCTACAAGTTAGTGAACCAGCCCCGACTGAACGGTGGCTATGTGAAGAAACGAATCGTGTGGAACAACGAAACGTTACGGCAGGACTACGGCAAGCACTATCTCGCCACCGTCCCCAAGTATGACGGCTTCTGCACGGTTCCCGACCATGTGAATTACCATCCGATAGTGGACAAGTTCCTGAACCTCTATGAACCTATAGACCACAAGCCGATGGAGGGTGATTTTCCCTCTATCCGTTCGTTGGTGGAGCACATCTTCGGGGAGCAATACGAGTTGGGAATGGACTACCTGCAACTGCTATATCTGCAACCCATCCAAAAGTTGCCTATCCTACTGTTGGTATCGGAAGAACGCAACACAGGCAAAAGTACGTTTCTGAACTTTCTGAAAGCCCTGTTTCAGAACAACGTGACATTCAACACCAACGAGGACTTCCGTAGCCAATTCAATTCCGATTGGGCTGGCAAGCTGCTTATCGTGGTGGATGAAGTGCTGCTTAGCCGCAGGGAGGACAGCGAACGGTTGAAGAACCTGAGTACCACATTATCCTACAAGGTGGAAGCCAAAGGCAAAGACCGTGATGAGATTGCGTTCTTTGCCAAGTTCGTGCTGTGTTCCAACAACGAGTATCTGCCCGTCATCATAGACGCAGGGGAAACACGTTATTGGGTGCGCAAGATAGACCGCTTGCAGTCCGATGATACCGACTTTTTGCAAAAGCTGAAAGCGGAGATACCAGCCTTCCTTTACCACTTGCAGCACAGGCAGCTATCCACTGAGAAAGAGAGCCGTATGTGGTTTGCCCCGTCATTGCTACATACCGAAGCCTTGCAGAAGATTATCCGCAGCAACCGCAACCGATTGGAGATTGAGATGAGCGAGCTTGTACTTGACATCATGGCAAGTACGGGTATTGACACTTTCTCTTTTTGCTGCAACGACATTCTCACGCTGTTGGCAAACACGTATGTCAAGGCGGAGAAGCACCAAGTGCGGAAAGTATTGCAGGAGTGTTGGAAACTCACGCCTGCACTAAACGGACTTACATACACTACCTACCAACTGAACTATAATCGGGAGTGTCGGTATGAGCCGATAAGGAGAGTGGGACGCTTCTATACCGTCACAAGGCAGCAACTTGAAACGCTGTAAATCCATTGTCTTTTTGTTGAATTGTTGAATAATGATATAATCATACTGATAATAAGCGATATACACTCTCAACAAAATCTCAACAGACCAAAAGAGAAGTTGAGCATAAAGCCCCGACCGATTGTCGGTTTCTCTTTTGGCGAGTGGTTTGTTGAGCGAATGTTGAGGACCTATTTATATGGATATAAGTATGTTACATATGCCATTCAACGAATCAACGATTTTCATTCACCATTAAAACCATAGGAAGATTATGACTACACAGGAAGCAAAGAATATACGCATCGCAGACTATCTGCAAAGTTTGGGCTACAGCCCCGTAAAGCTGCAGGGCAAAAGCCTTTGGTACAAATCACCGTTCAGGGAGGAAACGGAAGCGTCGTTCAAGTTGAACACCGAACTCAACCAATGGTACGACTTCGGAACAGGCAAAGGCGGTAATATCATCGCATTGGCACAGGAACTTTACGGTTCGGACTATGTGCCTTACCTGCTTAACAAGATAGCGGAGCAAGCGCCGCACGTCCGTCCCGTGTCTTTCTCTTTTCGCCAGCAGGCATCCGAACCGAGTTTCCAACATTTGGAGGTGAGAAAACTCACTCACCCTGCATTGCTCCGCTATTTGCAGGAACGTGGAATAAATACCGCATTGGCACGGGTTGAATGTAAGGAACTGCACTTCGTCCACAACGGTAAACCCTATTTCGCCATCGGATTCCCGAATGTGGCAGGAGGCTATGAGGTGCGCAACCGTTTCTTCAAGGGTTGCATCGCCCCGAAGGACATCAGCCATATCCGACAGTCGGGAGAACCGAGAGAGAAATGCCTCGTATTCGAGGGAATGACAGACTATCTTTCATTCCTCACCTTGCGGATGAAGAACTGCCCGATCATGCCCAACCTTGACGGGCAGGATTACGTTATTCTCAATTCCGTTTCCAATGTATCCAAAGCCATAGACGTGCTGCACGGGTATGAGCGCATACACTGTCTGCTTGACAATGACGAAGCAGGACGGAATGCGTATTGGGAACTGGCAGGAGAGTTTGCCGGACGTATCAGGGACTTCTCCCACAACTATAACGGACACAAAGACCTGAACGACTACCTATGCGGTAATCCTTTGTCCCAATCGGCAAAGCCGATAAATCAGGAGAAGCAAGTCCAATCCGCAAGGCGGATGATGCATCCACCGAAAAAACGAGGGCTGAAGATGTAGAAAGCGAATGCTTGCAGCGACACGGATATTTGCCAACGGAAAATGCCGTAGCTTATTAGGGAATTTGTCCGAGCCGCATTGCAAGCAACGCTGAAAATTCCCCAATAAGCCAAAGAGGTTGCACCTCTCTGGACACACCTCAGCCAACGGCAAAAGCCGTACAGGAGTAAAATCATCAACCATTGTTTCACAAGCTAAAAAAAGATTATTATATGGGTTATGCAGTATTACACATGGAGAAGACAAGCGGAACGGATGCCGCCATGTCAGCGCACATAGAGCGCACCATCAAACCTAAGAATGCCGATGAGAGCAGGACACACCTCAATCGGGAACTGATAACATTTCCTGACGGAGTGGAAAGTAGGACGCAAGCCATACAGCACCGATTGGACACTGCAGGATTGACACGCAAAATCGGCAACACCTGGTATATGATCGAGACGGAGTGCGGCGGGGACGAGCAGCTCCCCGGCATGATGCACCGCCTGATTTTTTCGGATAAGGGGGCGGTTTGATGTCGACAAAGCAGTTGGATCATGCTACAATGGAGCCATGCACTACGGTACTGTCAGCTGACCCACACAAGAAAGGAGACAACAACGTGGATCAGCAGAAAATCACGATTTTGTACTGCCGTTTGAGCAACGAGGATTTGGCGGATGGGGAGTCAAACTCGATTGCGAATCAGAGAAGCATCCTCAGCAGCTACGCTGCTTCCCACGGTTTCACGAATACCAGGGTGCTGGTAGATGACGGGTACACCGGGACGAACTTCAATCGCCCCGGTGTCCAGGAGGGACTTGCCTTGGTGGAGCAGGGCTTGGTTGGCACCTGGATTGTTAAGGACATGAGCAGATTTGGCAGAGACTATTTGCAGGTCGGTCGGTTTACGGAAATCGTCTTTCCGAGCTACGATGTGCGGTTCATCGCCGTCAACGATGCGGTGGACAGTGCCAAAGGAGACAACGATTTTACCGTAATTCGCAATGTTTTTAACGATTTTTATGCCAAAGATACCAGCAAAAAGGTTCGCGCCGTTATGAAAGCCAAGGGAACCAGTGGCAAGCACTTGGGCGGTCCGCCCTACGGCTACCGCGCCGACCCGCAAGACAAAAATCATTGGATATTGGACGAGGATGCTGCTCCAATAGTCAAACGTATTTTTGACCTGACCATTGCCGGAGTAGGCCCGTCCCGGATTGCCCGTATCTTGGAGGCAGACAAGGTGTTGACGGTCAAGGCCCTCTATGCCCAGCAGAAGGGAAAGCCCCTGCCGGAGCGCCCCTGCCACTGGATTGAGCAGTCCGTGGTCAACATCCTGGAACGGATGGAGTACACCGGCTGCACCTGTAATTTCAAAACTTACTCTAAGTCCTACAAGCTCAAGAAGCGCATTCCCAACGCACTGGAGGATATGTTTATCCTGCCGGATACCCAGGAGGCCATTGTGCCGAAAGAACAGTGGGACAGAGTGCAGGAGCTTCGCCAGCACAAGCGCCGCATGACCAAAGCGGAGCGGCAGGGACTGTTCTCCGGTTTGGTGGTCTGCGCCGACTGCGGGAGCAAGCTCCACTTCGCCACCTGTAAGAACTTTGAGGGTAGACAGGATCACTACGTCTGTGCCAAGTACAAAAGCGGGCGGGGAACCTGTTCGGCGCACTATATCCGGGAGGACGTTCTGCGGGATGTGGTGCTGGAGCGTATCCGGGCCGTGACAGAGTATATTCGGGCCGATGTGGAGGGCTTTCAAGAGGAATGGCTGATGTGTCGGAGGGAGGAACAGGAGAAGTCCATCCGGGAGGACAAGCGGCGGCTGGAGAAAGCAAAGAAGCGGCTGGCGGACATCGACAAGCTCATCACCCGTATCTATGAGGACATGGTACTCGGCTCTCTGAGCCAGGAGCGATACCAGAAGATGCTGGAGGGCTACGAGGCGGAGCAGGCTACGCTCAACAACGAGGTCATCGGTCTTGAGGACTGGGTTGCGACCCGCGAGGAAATGGAGGACAATGTTGACCAGTTCCTCGCCCTGATGGAGAAGTACGTGGACATCCCGGAGTTGACAACCACCATCGTGAACGAGTTCGTCAAGCAGATCATCGTCTATGCCCCGGACAAGTCCAGCGGCAAGCGGACGCAGAAGGTCAAAATCGTTTTCAACTTCCTGGAGGAAGTAGAAGTGCCGGAAATCAGCGAACCTGTTATAACGAAAACTACCTATGGACGCAGAAAGACGGCGTGACACTCGGTCACGCCGCCCTCTGCGGCAAATAGTTACTTGTCACTATTAAGCCTTGAAAACACAGGCTTTTTTCGTGGGTATCGGAAAGGGGCAAGGTGTTTATATCTGTTCTCCCGAAAATGGGGTAACTCTTTCTACATAGCCCCTCTATCCGACACTTTGGC